AAATAAATCGTGGTATTGTTTGAAGTCACTGCCTTCCACGTTCCAGTGAAAGTTGTGTGCCTTTAGATAAAAACTATATTCTGTAGCAAATGCCACTTTGGCCGCTTGTTGTAATTCATCCATTGTTGTTAGTCTCTGATGCTGTATTTATGTAACAAGTTACTAGCACCAGCTTTGTTTAGCATCGCCGTAGTATTCACGGGCAAAGCCATTGGCAATTAATGCGGCACGTAGGCTCTGTCCGTTTAGAATGAGGTCGCCCAATACACGACCACCGAATTTATCCCAACCATATAGAATGACCTGTCGCTGTTGGCTGGCGTTAATGAGACCTTTAGTGAAAACGCTAGCGGCTTCGCCACGAGACTTTTCGCTGTCGCATTGACCTCTAAATCCTTTTTCCGGAGTATCGACGCCATAGACTCGTATTGCAAGTTCGGGTTTAAGGGGTTTGGGTAGAAAGGGTGCGGCGATAACAACTGTATCGCCATCCGTTACTCTTAAAATATTTGCGTCATATGTAACACCTTGGGGTGTTTTTTGTGCAAATGCCAATACTGGTATCAGCAAACATAAAGCTAGAAACGTTTTCATAATAATAGTCCTAAATCAAGTACTATTATTTAGTGTTTACAGGAATGTGGTTAATGATCTAATTATGCAGGTGTTTTGCAAACTAAAAAATTGAACATATTGGTATTTGAAGTTCCAGGATTAGCCCCTGTATTAAAATTAACTATCTGCCCAGAAGCTGAAGACCAAATATTGAAAGCGTGACTTGAAAATGTCCACCCATAAACACTTTGAGCGTTAGCATAACTAAGTACCTGTGTTAGACTTTGGAGTTCCGCAACAGTGGCCGATCGCCATGTGCCTGCTGAAAAACCCAACCCTGTAAAGTTTGCGGCGTAAGTTTGAGACGCCGCATAAGTTCCACCTGTGGTCATGGGCGCCCAGGTCAACCCAACCAAAGTAACATAACCTGATGGCAATGCTACTACAGACTCACCCGTGATTAATGTGATGCCTGTACCAAATGTAATGCCTTGTCCAATAGTTATACTCATGCTATATTTAACTTAGATGTAGTTGTTGAACCAACCAATCTTACGTCCTTGCTCAATGCGCAGATCATATTCTTCTACACTACCAGGAAAGCGCCATGCCCATACAGCTACCAACAACATGAAGATGCCTGTTGATAATATACCAATGGGTTTGACACCTGTGAACCACATGATAGCTAGACTACTGCTCATAGTTACCAACATGAAATATTTCATCTTGTGTGGGAACACACGCTTGGTGTTCCAGTTGGTTAGGAATGGACCAAACAGTTTATGATTGTATAGCCAGCGGTGCATACGTTCGTTGCCTTTGGCAAAACAATAGGCCGCAAACACCACAAAACAACTGTAAGGTATACCTGGAGTAATAACTCCAATATAGGCCATGCCTAGACTTAAAAAGCCCAATACGTTCCACATTAATTTTTTCATGCCATTCCCCAAGATTGTTCACTTTTACGAACATCAAGATCAAAGCCGTTGTTGCATTGATTTTTGGGACAGGGTTTTGGTTTAGCATCTAGCACAAAGGTATTATTAAAAATGTTACCTAAACTTGTGCCACTAAAACACCAACCTCTGTACACATCGCCAAAATTATTGATGACAATCTGTTCCACGCCCGCCCAGCATAAATGTCCATAGAAATTATTTAAGCGATGCACCTTCTTGAACTCTTTGGTTTTGAATTCTTCTATGCCACTTAATGTTCTAAATTGAGACCATTGTGATTTGGTATAGCCAAAATAATTGTTGTTTCCTCTGGCAAAGTTGCTGTATAACATCTGCAATGTGGGATTGAATGATTTAAGTTCTACGTATGCTTGTATGGCCTTATCCCAATCATCATGTGGTGCGGCAATAATTATATTCAAGCCCTCGCCCGCAATCTTATTAATGGCCCTTACCACTGATACAAAATGCGTTAGATCAGAACTAGGATGATAAGTCAAATCTATTTGATATAGGTTAGGCCCAATTTCCTCCCACCATGCAACATCTGCACTGCCGTTTGAATAGATCCTAAAATTGATTTTTGGAATTTTGGTAACTAGAAATTCTTTGATAGCAGGACTCTGTGTTATCTCCCCGCCTGTTAATTCCAATTGTATCAAACTAACGGGTTGAGTTTGACCTACAATATTGTCAAGCCCAACCCGTAGTTTATCCAAGTTTGGAAAAGGATTGCTTCCGTTTTTTAAATCAGTATGGCAGTAGCCACAGTTGTAATTACAGTCATTGCCAATATTCCATTGTATCTTTAGTTCATTTGCCATTTATGTAATCAAGCCAGCTTTCATGCCTCACATTGAATGGCATGCCTCTACGTTTATTTACTAATTCGTAGTAGTCTGGCTTGTATGGCTTGACCTTGGGTTTCATTTTGTTACTTGCACCCTTGTTGGCATTGCATGGTCCGCAGGCAGTTACACAGTTTTCAAAGGTAGTTTTACCGCCTTGGCTAGTTGGCTTGACATGATCCAAAGTGCATTCGCGCTTTTCCAAATGCATGTTACAATACATACAGGTAAAACGATCCCGTAAGAATATGTTGCTCTTTGAAAAACGAACTGTTGTCTTTGGCTTCATGTAGTCTCTCAACATAATGATAGCTGGCACAGCAGTTTCCCAACGAGCACTGCGAACAATCCAATCGTCATGCCATGCGATCACATGTGCTTTGTCCAGCACCATGTAACGAATGGCGTCTTGCCAATTTATCGTACTTAGGGGTAAAAAGTTGACGGGAGCGCCGTCAGCATTCAAAACTAGCGTGTCCAATTTGATTCCTTAAAACTGCTTTTAACAGCTGATTATACTACAGAACTGTATTTAAGCCAAGATTGATTGAACAAACTCGTTTCCGCTGCGTTCCACGGCCATGTTCCATTGATCTTTGAGATCATTTTCAAAAACGTTGTCGTGGTCTGCACTTGCTGTGAGCCAGCTAAAACTATGATCCCTAGGCGGAGTGCCTTTGAGTTCTTCCATTAATTGTTTTGGTGCCCATCCACAAAGACCCAAAAACAATCTAAAATATTTGGGACCATCTCCGTCACCCAATCTAACTAACAGATCTTCTGCACTACTGATTGCAAATTGCTTGTTGATTTGCATGGTGTTTGTGCAAGTCCATTCACTGCTGTGTAGCATACTTAGGGCTTTGATATTAACTGGACCGCCCAAGTAAATAAATCCAGGAATGTTCAAACGAATTCCCATTTGTTCACTGAACTCACTCACACTCATTTGGCTACGTTTGTTCAGTATAAGACCCATGCTGCCATTCTTATGGTGCTCTGTTAAAAATATCACACTCTTATACCAAAAGTTATTTTTCAACTTGGGTGGTGCAATTAGTAGTGTTCCAGCTAGACTCATTATGTAAATCTTTGAACAGAATTCTTTACATCAGCAACAGTGATTGTTCCATCTTTATTTCTATCTAATCCTTTGTTCTGAGCATATACTTTACCTGAGAATCCAGAAGAGCCACTTTTTCCTAAAACCGTATTGTCATCGGCTCCAACATACTTGGGCATAAACACAGCCATATACAAGTCACCAAGTCCCATACCGGCCTTAACGCCGACCATTTTGAAGTACTTGTATACATAGGCTAATTGTTCAGTGGCAGTCATCTTCTTGAGTTCATTTGTTGATGTGCCAAGTCTAGTAGCAGTATCAGGCATAAACTGAATTAGTCCAGTTGCGCCACTTGTTGCATTAACTGCTGCAGGATTAACTCCAGACTCTTGTTTAAAGATGGCCATTAGATCTTTACTACTTACACCCAATGCGTTTGCAACTCTTTCTAACATTTTACTAAAATTAGTATCTTGAACTACACTAGTACCAATCTTCATTGATGACGCATTTGGTTTATCCAACACATCTTTAAACTTCTTAGCAACCTCGGGGAACTTGGCAGCGGCTTGCCTTGTATGCACACCCATAACTCCATCAAGTCCGTCTTTATTTGGTCCAAACGTTCCCAAGTTGGCACCTGCTGCCTTAAGTGCCTTTTGTAAGGTTAAGGTGTCTTGACTGAACAGCGGATTATTTTTATCACCGCCAGCGTCTATTTTATCTTTAAAACTTGGCGCACCTGGTTTTGCGCCCACAGGTCCGAGTGCTTCGTTAGTAAGGTTAAATTCAACAAATCTCATAATTATCCCCTGTTTGCCATTGGATCAATTGGCAGGCCAGCACATGTTT